CATGGCCTTCTGGCTCAGTACATACGACGCGGCAGTTGTAGCAACAAATAAAGCAATAAATAAACCAATGCCCATTATTTACGTCCCCACTTCAAATCTTTAATTGTTTTGGCGGCGAATTCAAAACCGTCATCGTTTGGGAAATGTATCTTTTGCGAGTTGTCGTTTGTTTTGCGCCCGTTTTCTTTCTCAAAGTCTTTCCAATGAGAGGCGCAATTAATAACTATTTCACTTGAGTCTTCTGTATCGTCGATTTCATAACCGGTCATCAGTCCATCAAATACAAGAATCGGCGCGCCAATAACAGTATCAGAATCATCCAATACTGCGCGATAAAACTGGATTGGCTTGTCTATATAATCTTGCGATAGAAATATGCTGATATAAGATTGCTCAACGCCAGATAACGTTAAGTTTATAGAATTTACTCTTAACTCGGATGTCTCGGTTACATCCCCGGCGCTTATAAAGTGTGGGCTACTAATCCAAGTTGAAGATAAAACCGAAAGTGATCTGTCCCAATCAGTAATATACAAAGGCGTATCAAATTCTAGTTTAATCAGTGTCGCAAGGTTAAAGTCATCCTTTGCAAGCTCTGCAATGGTTGCTGCGTCTATCGCTCTGGTCATTATACTGCCTCAATGAAATCTACTTCGTAGTCTACCAGAGAAGCTGAACCAAGGGCATATTCCTGCACATCATTATTTAAACGTACTGTAAATGGCACAGAATCATAAACAAGCGCAGTATCATTAGGCACTGCAACTTTTAATGCTGGCTGAATGCTTAAATCTCCAGCGCCAGTCAAGTCGACAGTAATCATGTAAACCTTGCTATGGTTATCAAATTTAATCATATCCCCGGCTTTAAGCGTGCCAGTTAGACCGTCAATTGATATTGTAGTTTGACCTATAGCTTCATCGACTGAAGTTAATACTGATCCAGCAGCGTTACCAGTTTGACTGCTAATTTCTGGCAATACAATCGTAAATGTTTCGGCCATGCCTCGCTGAGACATAATAAACGCATGGACTGGGGCAAATTCAGATCTCTTTAAACTGGAATATGACGCTGAAAACTCGAACCGCTGGCCGCCAATATTGCGCACCTGAGTCCGGCCAGATACGCTTTCGCTTGATAAATTATAATGCTGGCTGCGAAACCCAATCGATTGAAAAATAGGTGTGCTGGGATATGTTCCACTCATGCTATTGATGCCCTTCCGCGATCATTAACTGCTTGGTTGATCATTGATACTATTTGACCACGCCTTGAATTAAGGAGCTGATCAAAACCTTTCGTGTCGTTTGCTTGAATGTTGAAGCTAACATTTACGCTGCTATTACCGGCAGAACTTTCACCGCCCACAGCACGCTTTAAATTCTCATTGGTAGCAATACGGCCAGATGTACCCATAGTCAATAATTCAGGGCCACGCTCTCCTACAAGATAAGACTCACCGCCTCTGACCTGCCCACCTAATGCCCTGCCGCCTGCAATCGCTGTACCAGCAACCAAGCCAGCAGAAGCATAACCCATTGCACGAATCCCTGTTACTGATGCAAGCCATGCTATTGGGCCAGCACCGGCAACGTAAGCAGACGCCAAAGCTGCGGCCTGTTCTGTTGAAACGATAATTTGAGCAATCGCAATAGCCTTTTGTATCGCAAACAATGCTTTTTGTGCGTCGCTGCCTTCTTGGGCGATGGCACTCATTTGCCCAACAACATTGCTTGCACTAGCTAAAGCATAATTCTGGATGGCATCTTTTGCGTTCTGAACCCTAAGTTCTTCGGCAACCTTTTCATTGTTTAGCTTTTTAATAGCGCCAAATAAATCTTCTTCGCGCTTTAATTCATCAGCTTTTAGCTTTTCGTCTGCTTTTACTTTCTGCTCATTTAATTTAATAAACAAAGATTCAAGCCGCTCCTCATTGGCAACCATTTCCCTGTTTAATCTATCAGTCTCTTTGATTGCTTCCTGCTCTTTTTCGTGAGCTTCAATTTTATCGTAAAGAGTGTTTATTGCTTGTCGATTAGCAGCCTGAGATTCATCAGTTCCAACCTTATACAATGCAATTTCACGCTTAGTCATACCAAGCGTATCAGCTTCAACGGTTAATGACTTAATTAAAGATTCGGTTGCATCGGTAGTATCGTCAATGCTTTTTATAGCTTCTTCGCGCAAAAATGTCAGACGTTCAATTTCTGTTGCGTTCACTTGCATCCGATCGGCAAAATCTTCTTGGCTTTCTATTTCTTTTGCCTGAGCTAAAAACCCATCATAAGTAACTTTGATTCCAGCTCGCTTTTCTTCGTTTAATTCGGCAAGCGCTTTATCATATTCTGCAACTCTAGTAGTAACCAAAGTTCTTACATACGCTTTTGCAGCTTCGCCTAAATTGTCAAAATTGTCTTCAAGGCTTTTCATGTCTTCCTGCAATGCTTTCATAGCATCGCCAGTACCAGTAAGGCTGTTATATAACGCCCCGGCTAATATAGCGCCAAATGCAATAACAGCACCTGCAACCGCACCCCCAGGCCCGAAAACGGACGCTAATTGCGGCCCCTGTTGAGCAAGAATAGTAAATGCACTGGTTCCCATTTGGGCTTGAACTGCGACATCTTGTAACTGATAGGATACTTGTGTAGCGCCGCCTTTCATCATTTTGAACGATGAAACATTGTTTTTTGCGGCAGTACCAAGATTTTTGGTTTGCGTTTCGGCCTTCTTGCCTTGTTTTTCTAGGTTATCAAGCTCTTTAGTGGCAGTCATAACGCCATCAGTAGTAATCTTAATTCCTAATTCTGCTACATCAGCCATTTTTGCTAATCTCTTGATAATGTAAGGTATCTAGCCAGCGTATTATATCGACTTCAAACGGTGATAAATCGCCATATATGTTCCCGTATGCTTGTATTTGATCATATCCAATAGAACCCTTGCTGGCATTCTTTAATGATACAAACATCGACCATAAATATTGCAATTCATTTTTCAGTTCTGGCACATTTTCAAGCTCTTTTGGCTTTCTGCCTAAACTTTTCTCCACTTGCTGCAAGTTTTGCAATCGGCTAACTTTTGAACCTTCATCATACCCAGCGGCCCAAAACTGCCACTTCGCATAATCAACAATATCTTCAGTTAGCCCATCGTAAAATTTTTGCGATCAACCACAAACCGATCAATCTGGGCAGCAATAGCAGGCGAATTGCTATATAAATCTTTTGCCTTATCTTCAGTAAATTCTACTTCAAGTTTTCCATCTTTAAGGCCGCGCCATCCTTTCGTAATCGCTACTAATAAATAAACTTCAGCGTCTTCGTCTTTGTTGAGCATTTTGCGGTGAAATTCTTTTACAGCGCTCCTGTACTGCTTTGAATCAATACCCCGTACCGAGATATAGAAATCCGTCTCTTTGCCGTCTAACGGGCTTACAATGCGTATTTCAGCCCCCTTCTCGTGCGATTCAACAGTATATAATTCTTTAATGTCCATCATTTTCCCCTATGGTAAAAAAGGGGCCGTTAAGCCCCTTATTGTTTAGGCGTCTGCCCGAGTTACTTTAATCTGAGTACCCTCGCCGCTATCGTACAATGCAACAAAATCAAGCGATACAGTAATTGCACCCGGACCGCCCACTTCAGGGTTACCAGAATTATACTTAACTTTCGGAAGGTCTACAGTGTAGCTATTGCCAGCAAGATCGGTTAGCACAAATTGAATGCTTGATTCAGTCTCGGCGATAAACTTATCAATCAGCGTTGAATCTTCGAAGTAAGCAGTAATTGATCCAGTCACCATTGACTTGCCGATAGATGGCTCCAAACTTTCATCGCTACCAACTACATAAAGTGCCTCCATGCCATTATCAATGCTCAATTCTAAAGCTGTGACAACCGCAATGCCAGAACCCCCTTCTGTGATTGACCCGGTAAAGGAATCAAACGGAGCTGTAGTTGTTTCAGCGTTATAAGTGGCGCCGGTAACGGCAGTCGATGAAACGGCAAAGCCCTTGCCAACAATACCAAACGATCCAGTAACCATTGAATTCGGCGCAATGGACAAAGATAAAGTATTCATACTGCAACCAGTGGACCTGAGGTACTTTCCAATATCTTCGTGATGCCGCTCTACAGTGAAACTTCTTCGAGTAGTGCCAGCTTTTAATACATCAGTCGCCCAAGTACCTGCAAGCGCAGCTTCAAGCAAATCATCGTAAGAACCATAAGACATCTCAAAATTAACATCACCTGAAACGCTTTTGTTGCCATGTCGATAATGAGCTACCTGGCGATCTTCGCGCAATTCCTCAGATTCAATAGCATCTTTTGACAAACCTAAGGTCGTGCCATTGTGTCGAATAGGCGTAAATACTGGGGTTGTTGGCGTAGTCCCGAAAGTGGATTCGGCTACATAGGCCATATCATGTCTGGAGCCTGTTGCAATTGTCATAGTTACCTCGGGGCTACGTGAGCCATATAATTAATTGTTACTGATATAACGAACCTTTCTTCGTCAATAAGTCCTGCATTGCGCGATACATTGCCCAATCTAACGTAAACCCCATTATACAATAAATCAGTTCCACGTTTAAAATGATCAGCAATCGCATCCGCTTTAGTTTCTGCCGCGCCTTTCCCTTTACCAGCAGGAGCAAAAATATCAATCTGATAAATACCTAAATATTGATCGATACCATTATTGCCCAGCGCTGCTTGCTCTGTCGGTGCGGGCAAATGTGTCGGCCTTAAATATAAAGCCGTTTTTGTGGGCTTAAAAGCAATATTTTCCCAAGCTATAGGAGATGATCCAGATAAAGTATTTAATCTGGAATCAAGCGCGCCGCTAATGTCTTTAAATACAGTGCTCATTTATTAACTCTCTGAATAGCTTTATTTATGGCTGATTCAAATGCCGCAATAGTTACTCGAACCATTCCGGACGGTGCCTGAGTTGACCAGCCATATTCCACTCGCATTGCATACGGCAAGTTATTGGTTAGCCATAAAATGCCATCGTCTTTATGCGATTCTACTATTGCAGACATTTTGCCAATAGTAGCATTTCCGTTTTTATCTTCTTTGCTTAATATTCCGGTAGCTGGCTTATCAATCGATGCCTGCCAATTTCCTCTTAATCTTCCGCCCGTATAACCTTTGGGCGGCTTGCTTTTCCACAATGACGGATTGCCTACAGGGGTAGACTTAATTACTTTTCCAAATAAATCTAAAGCAACTGCTTTTTGGACATCATTAACATTGCGTCCAGTCTTATCCGCAAACTCTTTAAGCTCTAAGCTGAAGTTCATAATAAACATCCACGCCAGACGGTGAAATTTCTTTAACGGCAATCACCTTATAATCAACTGAATCAAATAAAAGATTATCATCAATTAATGGAATGCCTTGACCTGCCTCAGCTAATAACTTTATATCGCTTTCTTGCACTGCTTGAGATGCCTTCTCAGACTGCGTAAATTGAGCTCTAACGGCTTTGGCGTTTATTGTAGTCGTACTACCGCCAGAATAAGAACCGGTGGCAGGGTTAAACGTAGCGCCACCAGTTCGCGTTATAACCGCATTAGCTCCAAAGTTTGTTATTAACTTTGATGCTGTCTTTTGCAAGGTCGCATAATCAAACACGCGTTACCCTCATAGTATTGATTACCAGCTTTTGCAGCTTTGTTTCAGCCGCTGTCAAATATGTATCAGGTCTTGCAGATGAACTATATTCAACCTCAATTCCATCAACCTTTTCTCTTACCGTTTCACGGCCTTGATTGGCAAGTGGATTTACTCCGCCATCAATAGCTATGCAAATCTCCATTTCTGCTTCTTTTAGCAGTTTTGGGATCACATCAGAATCAACGTAATAATTGTCAATCTCAGCGCCGTATCTTGGCCATTGCAAAGCCTGGTCAATGTCTGATTTAGTGCCGATGAAATTCTTTGACTCTAAATAATCCATAGCTTGAATTATCAATACTGCGGGTGTTCCAGTTAAAGTAACACCGCGGTCCGCTGCATAAGTAGCAAGGTCAGCTTCGCTAACATAAGAGTTTGCCGTTTCTGAGCTAGTGCCAGTTTCTACTACAATAGTCGCCATTATGCGTCCTCAAACCATCCGTAAATTGAACCGCCTACCCTGCAACCTTTGTCTACGGATGCGGTCAGCCCAAAAACAATGCCTTCACCAAACGAAGGCGGAACAGGAAAAGAAAATGTAACACTTCCATCCTGTAAATCTACACTGCCCAAAGGCAAAAGCAAAAAAGGGTTTACAAATATATTTCCATTATATGAACTTGAAACAAGTCTAATCGTAACCCTTGCATCGGCACTAGCGCTTGAGCTGCCAGCTACTGCGCCAGATATAAATACGCGTTTTCCTTTTGAAACCATTCTTGCAGAAGATGTCATTAACAATTTATTCGTCAATATCTCAGCGTATGTAATACCGCTATTTGAAACTATGATATCACCAGCAGCTTTTAAATTGCTGCCCACTGTCATAACGTGCATTTCATTAATGAAATAAATATCAGTGGCGGCAGTTAAAACTGGAATTAATCCAGTAAGCGTCACTATTTCAGTATGTTCAATCAAATTTACATCAAGATAATGCAGTTCAATTGTTTTAATTCCAGTACCATTTTCAGCATCATTAACGCTAGAACTGACAATGCTCATTTGAGCACCACCAATGGCAGGTCCAACAAAAGCGCCATTTGACCAAATTACAGCGTCTTCTTGGCTTCCGGCAAATACTCTTTCGCCAAATGCGGCAAATCCGTAAGCGTTTGGAACCTTACCGCGTGCAATGTCGTTTTCAATATTATCAACTGGGAGGCGATCTAATCGAGTAACTAATTCGTGAGAAGTGTCAGCCTTTGCGGATGTTGACAGCCTGATACCTTGCGCCGACATTATTTAACCTTTTTGGATTTGGCTTTTACTTCTTTAACTTCAGGCTTATCAGACCACAAAATATCTGATTTAGTCATGTCAGATTTATTAATTACAGCATAGCCATAAACGCTATCTTTGCGAATTACTTTTACAGTTTCCATCTTGTAACTCCTAAAAAGCCACCCCCCGAAAGAGGTGGCTAGTTTCAGACTTAACCCAACAATAGAGCAGTGTGTTCTGGCTTGATGTTTTTAACACCCCAAGCCAAACCAACTTCGTAACGTACTTTTCTATAGCCTTTGTACATTGCGAATTCCATAGTCAGACCTGAGCGCGGATCAGTGATCAAGATCACATCTTCAGCCATATCACCTTCTTCAGGACGGGCAGGAGCGCGAGCAGCCAGGACTAGGGCAGAGCGGTTAAACGCCATGTTACGAGCAGCAGCAGCAACTACAGTAATAGCAGTAGCAGAGGCAGCAATAGCCTTACGTAAACCAGGAGCAGACAAAGTAATAGTGCCGCCACCAGATACATCAGCATCACCAGAGATTACTACATACTTCTCTGAATCGCCTGCAAAGCTGATAACGTCGCCAGAAACGATAGTACCAGTACCAGCAGAAGCTAGAGTGATAACAGTCGCGCCGACAGCATAACCAGAATCGTCAGTAGTAGCAGAGGCAGCAGTACCGGCAACGCTATTTTGGATCTGAGCTGATTCACGCAAAGGCATACCAGCAAGATCAAGCAAAACACCTTGACGAAGCATAGACTCAGTACCAGCAGCATTTACAGCAGATTGCTTACCGATAAAGTTTGCACCAGCAGCAGTGTTCAGAACCAGTTGGTTCTCGCTTACTGGGCTTCCGTTGTCCTTAAGAATCTTTAGGACGTTTGAAGCATCGGTGTAATCGTTAGCAGTGCCGAAAGGAGTTGATCCAGCAGTACCGTATGCGCGGCTGAAAGTGCTTTGCAGGTTAGCAAGGTCAAGTTCAACTTCGTTTGCAACAGCGCGGATAGCCTGTGCAATCTTGTTTGCGCGAGTACCCATATAGCCTGGTCCAGTGTTCAACTTCTTCTGGTCATCACCAATGAAACCAAACTCAGCAGCGCGAGACTTGGTAATTTGGATGATGCTAGAACCAGAAGTTTGGCCAGTAGGATCTGGTACAGTCATAGCAGGAGTAATGTCTGCAACGTTACCAGCAGGCTCTACATCTACAACGATGTTTTGGTTAATACCGGCGCGCTCTGCGCTGGCGTTCATAGTTACAGCGGGGATAAGCCCGGTTAGTTCGCGTGATACTACGTCAAGTGCTTCGTAGATATCGGGAACGATTGAGGAAATAGTATTCTCAGCCATTTTAATTTACCTATCAATTATCAGTTATAATTCCGCCGGATTTCACAAAGTCCATCCTTTTTGCGGGGTTAAGTGCCTCAAATTCGGCACGACTTCTTACCTTTGTGGCACCGCCACTATTTGAGCCACCAGAAGCACCGCCGCCTGATGATTGATTGCCCTTTAATAATGCTGAATATCTTGCATCATTTTTAAACTCTGTCTTTAAATCGTCAAACGTAGAAACGGTCAGATTGCCAGAATTATCGGTTACTTTAACACCGTCCTCGTGAAACTTCAATCTGCGGCCAATGAACTCAGCTAGCAACTCTGCGTTAGTTCCATCGGCTAAATCTGCCGCTATCTTCATTGCAGTATTAACCTGCTTTTCTTTCGCAATATTACCGCGTAAATCATTCAATTCCGCAATAGTTGCTTGGTATCTTTCTTCGGATGACTTATGTAATTGTTCATAATCGCCCTTTTCTTTTGCAATCCTTTCTCTTTCTGCCTGAGATTCCTCCTCGATTGCGCGCTTTGCTGTTTTGGCTTTTTTAGCCTCAGTCAGCAGCTCATCCATCTTGGCTTTCATAGCGGCATTTTCAGCCATTAATTGAGACAAATCTACTGTAGCTTCTTGTTCATTTTCTTGCGGTACTGTTTCTTCTTCACTCATTTTTATCACCTTTGGTCACAAACCAGACGATCACTGACCGCCTATAAGATCAGAGAACACAATAGGATTCATGCTCTCCAGTTGGGACAGAGTGTAAACCCTGCCAGTTGGGTCAACAAACTTATCTAATGATAATTTGCCAGACCGAAATAATCGTGAACGTTCTAAACCCAAAGCCTCATCCACAAATTCTTTGTTTTGCCGTTTAAGCCATCCGCCGTAAGTTACTTTGGATGATACCTGCTGAACGCCATCACTACCAATAGCAGGCCGCTTAGAATCAACATCAAGCCCCAAGTCAAACTCTTTCTTAATCTTTGGGATAGTAGTTGACCTGCATCCAAAATGAGCGGGCGGCATAGGGCCAGTGCCGACTCGATAATACTTGCCGTCTCTGCTCATGCAAATAAAGGTAGTTCTGCCATCAAGCGTTGCTACCCACTCATATCTATCTACTAATCGGCTATTTTTCTTGTACAGCTCTGATCTAGTGGTTGAACTAATATGGTTGATAATTGTGCTAATTAATGAGGTCACTTGACGTTTCATTAAGTTGCGTACTAAACCATCCACCTCTTTTGTTATAGCCCTCATGCCACTACCCAATGAAACACCATCAGCAATAGCTTGCAGTATCTGCGCTCCCTTTTTAACTCCAAAGTTTGTCAGCGCATCAGCAACAGTAAAGCCTACTCCAGTAGTAACCGCCATTGGCGTTGCCATAACAGCAGCAACCAAAACACCTTCTGTTGGTGAGATAAAGTCAACGCTTGAAACATTGTTTAGCATTACAGTGTTGAAACTTGCCTCGCTTGGTATCAGCCTCATGCTTTCCAATTCAACCAAAGCCTTTACGTTTTCAAATTCCTCTTTATTCAGCAAATCAATATCGCGCAATAAATCCTGCAACTTTTGAGCGTTAAAATCATCAGGCTCTTGACTTAAACGAGCATTCAAACTCCTGCGCAATCTATTCAGCAGCCTTATTGCATCTTTAGATCGACCGTTGCCGTATCGCTGCAAAAAAACCTGGTGCCTAGTAGCAGCATCAATTAAATAGTTATCACTTGCCATTTTTATACTTGCGATCAAATTGCGCCCGACATACTGCAGCGCGCTGATCCCTTTCTTTGTATTCCTTATTCATCACCGAATCGCCCATGCAACGATTAATAAACTCTCGCAATGGCTCTTTTTCTTTTGGCGTAGGCAAAGGCATAATTAAGCCTCCTGTGGCATTTCATCAAACAGCATATTATCCGACTCGGCCTCATCATCAATCATTTCGTCTGTGCGCTCAGAATCAATAAGATTAGCTTTGCGCATTAAGTGTCGTATGTCCGATTGAGCAATCACGCCTCTATCCATTAATTGAATTTGAGCCATAAGCAACTGCGGATCGACGCTAGCATCGTAAAATTCACGGTTGACGTAGATTGAAGGCTCAGCAGTGCCGCCCATAAACTCCATCGCCCACATAAAGCATTTATTAAATGCGGTTTCAACGTTAGTTATAATTGATCCCAGCTTACTGTTTTGACCAGAGAATCTAATCTTTGCAGCCTCAGCAGTTTCAGTGCCGGTTTGATCTTGAATGATTCGAGTGCCAATCTTAACCATTTGCACTTCTTTCATCTCCATGCCTTTTAATGGCATTTGATTTTCACCAGCCTGAAGCAAAGTAGCATTGCCGCCCTCAGGTAACAATATAGCGGACCTTGAACCAAACGAAATACCGCCAGACATATTCTGATCAACCCAAGATTGAGTCAATCCGGCAAGCGCTGGAGTAGGTTGACCAACCAAAAAGCTGGATTCCTCATAATCAGCAGAATTGCGGTAATGCGATATATTAACTTCTGCAATGTCATAAAGTGGAGCTTTATCCACAGTCTCATCGTTATTGATTGAGCCAATAAAAACGAAAGGAATATTATCCCAGTATGATCCATCAAACTTGCGCGGGTAGATATTAGGGTCAATGATTTGATCACCATTAGCATCTGCCCCATATGATTGATACATCAGCTCATTGTTTTCGTCGTATAGGTTCTGCACATAAATGCCATCAACCAAGCGCAATACGCGGTGATACATGCATTCTTCGTATTCAAATCCATCATCAGACGGCTTTAATGTAGGCTCCTGTAGCACGATCATAGATAGCTTTTTAACGCCGCCAATAACCTCAGTTCGCCAATTAATAATAGACTCAGCCGGGTACGGCATAATGTTAGCGCGCAAGTTCTGATCTCTCACCTGGGCATCTGTTAAACCCTTTGGTGATTCAGGGTAATCTACTAGCAGGCCATATCGACCAACCATCAAAGCCTCACCGGCTGCGTCTTTGATCATCTGATCAGCTGACAGCCCATCACCGTTGGCATTCTCAAGCAAATAATCAATACTAGGATCAACCTCAATAGTGCAAGGCTTGCGAAACACCATGCCAAGCATGCCTTCTTTGGTATGCCCGGTAAAGTTTACGAAATTAGCCCGCTCAACGTATGCACGATACCTGAGTTTATTGTTTGTTGATCCATCGGTTGGATTAGGTGGCGGCAAGTAAGCGGTTCCAGCAAGGCCGCCCAATGCTCCCTCAGCACCTTTTGCGCGTGACTTGATAGCTGCCGCGCCTTCGTCACAGTCTCGGACCATCTTCCATTTGGTAATGGCTTTATCGTATTGGGGATTTGTACTATCTACAGGCATAATTTATCTCACAAAGCGTACGCGTAAATCAGCCACCGGCTTTATTACTGGCAGTTCAAAAGCAATCGGATAGGTTCCGGCATCTGGCAAGTGGTCAAGGTTCGATTTCTTGTCTGGCGTTCCGTTTGCATCGTAAGCCAATTGCTCTAGGCATCTGGCGTATTCAGGGCACGCAACATCATTAACAAATAATCGGCCTTTCTCAAATGCATTGTTAGCGGCCATTATCCGGTCTTTAACAAAAGGATTCGTTTTATTTGCGTAAACACGAAACCCAGCATCTTCTAGCAACGATATATCAGAAATAGACGCGTCTACAGATTTCCTACTGCGACCACTGGCGTCTGGGTATATTCTAATAGAATGATTTGGATACTTATCCTTAATCACTCTAATCATTGCGGGCGTATCATAAATGCCCTTAAATTCGTCTACAGCGTGCCATTCTGCGCCTTTAATTATATAGACTACCGCTGACATATTGGTAACGTTAAAGTCCATCCCAATGCATAACAGTTCGTTCTGTGGCACTTTCTCATCAGACCTACATCTGATTCTATCATAAGCATTATACACGGTGCCAGATTGCAGATTGACAAACTGGCCTTCTAAGTATGCCGATAACAAATTATCTGGATAAATATCCTTTAGCGACTGGATATAATCACTTGGCAGATGCGGATTGCTTGAGGTAGGCGCTTGTATTATCTCATACCCTTCCTTTGGGTCTTTCTTCCAAGTTTCATATACAAACTTAAATCCCTCTGGAGTAGTAGTAACTCCGATAGTGTTTGATTCGCCGTTAATCTTTGTCTGTCGATTCCTTGCAACTATCTGCCTCCAGGCATAAGCAG